AAATAGGTATACCAGTAAAAATACCAAACAAAGAAAAAAGTAAATTTAAATTTAAATATCCAACTAACGAAGTAAAGAATCAAAGAGAGTTTATAAGTTTTGTAAGAGGAGAGGTTAAATCTCTAACTAAAATTAAAGCTATGTTTAAAAGTATTCATCCTCAATATTTATTAAAAACTATCGAAGAGTTAGAATCAGTAAACAGTGGTAGCTATGATATAAATTGGCTAGTAGATAAAGGTTTTGTAGTTCCTGGTATAAAAGAGATAGATGATTTTCAATTAATTAGTAAAGTAACAACAATTCATATGAAAAATTACATAAGAGAAATAGTTTTAAATAACAGAGATTTAGAAGATAAAAGAGTTTTTCTTGAAAACATACATACAATTAAAGGTAAAGAGTTTGATAATGTTGTTTTCGATTTTAAGTTAACAAGAGAAGAAAATGCATTCTCAAAAAAAAGAATGAAGTTTGTTGCATGTTCAAGATCAAGAAAAACTTTATGGTTATTAAAAAGCACAACTAATTTAACATTTGCAGGAAAGGAGGACCTATGACATCTAAAGATATATTTGATGACGTGTTTCCACAAGATAAACAAATTGGAGGATCACATTATAAAGATATGGCCATACAACCGTACGAGTTTATTGCAAAAAATGATCTTTCATTTTTTCAAGGCAACGTTGTAAAATACGTATGCAGGTATAAGTTGAAAAATGGTATACAAGATCTTGAAAAGATTATACATTACTGTGAGTTGGAAATAAAAAAAATGAAAGATACTAAATGATACCTGATCTTGCGGATTTAGATATTAAAGATGGTGATGTTATCGCTGTCGACTTAGAGACGCACGATCCAGACCTCAAGACCCACGGATCAGGGGCCATCATTGGTAATGGTAAAGTGTGTGGAGTTGCTGTTGCTTATAGAGATGAAAAGTTTTATTTTCCAGTAGCACATTTAAATTCAGGGCAGAACATAGGCAAGAATAGATTTTGGAAAGTATTAAATAAAAAAATATTTCAAAACGAAAAGGTTACAAAAGTATTTCACAACGCTATGTACGATGTGTGTTGGATAAGAGCTGCTACAGGTGAAATGTTAAAAGGACCTATATATGATACAATGATAGCCGCATCTATTATTGATGAGAACAGACAAAGATATAGCTTAGACTCTTTAGCAAAAGATTATTTAGGAGACTCAAAATACAAATATGATCTAGCAGAAAGATCTAAAGAAGAGCATGGAATAACAGACCCTATGACTAACATGCATAAACTACCTTGGGATCTTGTTGTTGATTATGCAGAGCAAGATGTATTACTTACATTAAAACTTTGGATAAAGTTTGAGAAGATGATTAAAACTCCTGTAAACACAGAATCAAAGAAAAAGAAAACATTAGAAAATATTTTTGACATAGAAACTAAATTATTTCCATGTCTTGTTGATATGAGATTCAAAGGTGTAAGAGTTGACGAAGAGAAAGCTAAGACATTTGGAGAAACTTTAAAAAAAGAACAAGCACAAATCTTAAAACAAATAAAAGAAGAGACAGGTATTGATGTAGACATGTGGGCTGCAGACTCAATACAGCCTTTGTTAGATCATCAAAAAATAACTGATTATAAAACTACACCTAAAACAGGACGAGCTAGTATAACAAAATTATATTTAGAATCACACCCTAATAAATATTTAAAAATGATTGCAAAAGCTAGACAGTTAGATAAATTGTTCAACACTTTTGTTAGCGGTATTTTAAAATTTATACACAAAGGTAGAATACATGCAGACATAAATCAAATTAGATCAGATACAGGCGGGACAGTTACAGGTAGGTTTTCTATGCGTAATCCTAATCTACAACAGATTCCAGCACGAAGTGAATTAGGTAGTAAGATAAGAGAATTATTTTTACCAGAAGAGAATCATAAGTGGGGATCATTTGACTACTCACAGCAAGAGCCTAGACTGGTTGTACACTATGCTCTGAAGAACGGCTTCCATGGAGCTGAGGAGATGGCTGAAGAGTATAATGAGGACCCAGACACAGATTTTCACGATATCGTAGCCAGAATGGCTAAAATCACCAGGAAACAGGCTAAAACTATCAACCTTGGGTTATTCTACGGTATGGGTAAAAACAAGTTAGCAAGATCTTTAGAATTAGATGATGATGAAGCAAAAGAATTATTTAATAAATACCACACAAAAGTACCTTTTGTTAGAAAACTATCTGCTGGTCTTCAAGATTTTGCAGAAAAAAATAAAAATATATATACCTTAGAAGATAGGTTCTGTAGATTTGATAGGTGGGAGCCAATAAATAAAGAATGGAATCCTGAGAAAGGTGTATTTGAAATTAGTGAATACAAAGAAGTAGATGGTAAAAAACAAATAGTAAAATCATCAGTGCCTATTTTAAAAAGAGAAGAAGCTGAGAATAGATATCTTGCAGAGCTTACCAAAAACTCTCAACCTGGTGATCCAAACTGTAATAATTTTGATAAACACTACAAGCCAGCGTTTACTTACAAAGCATTAAACAGATTAATACAAGGATCTGCAGCCGATATGACAAAAAAGGCAATGGTCAAACTATATGAAAACGGTATTGTGCCACACATACAAATTCATGATGAACTTTGTTTTTCAATACAAGACGAGGAACAGGCTAATCAAATAAAAAAAATAATGGAAACTGCAATTACGTTAAAAGTTCCAAACAAAGTAGACTATGAATCTGGACCAAACTGGGGTAACATAGAATGAGGATAAATTATGGCGTACTTAAATGTAAACATACCACCGACTTATGCACAAATAAAAAGAGAATATTTATATGATCTTAAAAAACATCATGGAGAAGTTGAAGACTGCATTATCTTTGGTCTTAGCGCTCTTACAGGTCGCGCTATATTATTTCATGCTATTATGGAAAACGGTGCAATATTTTATCGCTTACCAATTAGCGCGTTTATTCAAAAGGGATTTGACCCACGCGGAGTGCCCGGAAGAAGACTTGATGAACTACAGCTCTGGAATTGTTTTTCTTATTACCCTTCTGTTCATCGTTGGGATATCTTAGACGGTCAAGCCGGTAAGTACATAGGTAAAGATAAAAAATGGCATCCAGGTAAGTATTTATTTACCGTTGACTTTGCACATCCAGAGAGTAATATACTAGACACTGATCATTCGGAGATCCCGCACGAACATAAGTGCGCTCACATAATTGCATTAGACGACGGCAATTTTGCAGCACAACCTAACAATAGATGTATATGGGACATACCTTCTTTCACAGTGAAAGATGAGACTCCTGATTGGAAAGTGCAAACAAACGAATGGAACGTTGAAGATAGTAGGGCTTGGCGTACAGAAGATACGGATAAGTTCTTCTATGAAATAGAGGAGAAAAAAAATGATTAATAAATTAAAAAGTAAAGCTATGCATTACTGGTCAGATCATAAAATTGAATGTCTTGTATTTGCAGTTTTAGTAGTAGCTTTAATAGTTAAGTAATGAATTTAGCAGATCTGTTAAAGAAAAATATTGTAATGGTTCCGGTCGTGGCATCAGTCCTGGTCGGAACTTTTACAGGTGTTAGATATATTGTTAATCTCACCGACACCATTAATAATAATCAGCAAGAAATTATAGATCTTCAAAGAGATTTAAAAGTTGCTGAAGATAAAATTACAGATCAAAATACAAGATTAACTTCTGCAGAATCTACATGGCAGATGGCAGAAAATTTATATAGACAATTAGCAGATCAAGTCAGAGAGCACGACTATGATATTAAGGATTTAAATAGGTAATGAATTATGGAGATTGCCAAGATGAATTATTATTTTACAGGAATTCTCATACTAATGCTAACAGCTCTAGCTTTTTGTGCAGGTCCAGCATATCCTAAAAACGAATATCTTAATGAGTATGGTGTAAGGTGTGGTGAGGTTGATGTGTCTGTTGAAAAAAGAGATTCCGATTATAATAATTACAATAATAGTTGGGACGAAAGAGAGGATAATAGCATTAGACTTACATACAGAAAATACCTAGGCACAGACTGTAAAACCTCAAAAGAAAATGTAGCAATCAAACAACAATTAGAATTAATGAAAATGTGTGGTAGGGTTAACAGTAATCCTAGTCTTGCACACAATGAAAACTTTGCTTTACTTGTATCCAAATGTAGAGGTGTAACTCCTGCAGCAGATAACACTAGACCTGCTGACTCACAAAGTTTGTGGGATGACATGAAAGATGAGTACAAAAAAGAGAACCCAGACGTCAATTTAATGGGAGATAAGTTCATAAACTCAGGAAAAAGCAAATTGAAAATGCCTCCAAAAGAGTTTATATTACCTTTACCAAAACCAAAAGATGAGCAATAAACCATTAAATATTGGAGAAGAGGTAGCCGTGCAAATGCCAATGAAGACAGTTGCCAGTTTAATAATTATTGTAGCACTTGGCACGATGGGTTATTTTCAAATCATAGAGCGTCTCAACGTTGCAGACACCCGATTACAAATAATGGAGAAGGACCTAGAAGAGAATACAGAGTTTAGAATAAAGTGGCCACGTGGACAATTAGGTTCACTGCCCGCAGATTCTGAGCAGTACATGATGTTGGAAGATTTGTACAAAACCACAGATAAGTTAAACAAACATATAGAATCTATGGCATTAAACAAAGTTAACATAGAATTTTTAACAAAACAAATGGACAAAGTTTTAGAAGATATTGAATCATTAAAAGACAAAGCTAGAGATATGCACTATAAAAATGGTAATGGACAATGATAGAGTCTGTGGTAGCCCTACTTATGTTTGTAAACGCAGAGATCAAGGAGGCGCGTCTGCAGGTTGAAGGTATGGCACAATGTTTACGCGGAAAGCGTCAAGCGGAAAGACAATATTCAGAAACTGTCATGTATAAATGCTGGAAAGGTTCAGCAGAATTAGAGAAAAATATTGATGGATCTTTGTCTATAAAAAAGTTAATAATAGAGTAATGGTAAAAATACAGGCAGAAATTGTTAATGGTAGATGTCCTACATGTGAAGAGTTTACAATGTTAGTAGGTCTAACTCCTGAATTATATAGATGCATGAATTGTGGCGCAGATTTACAACAACATGTAAATGGTAAGATAAGTTATATACCAAACCTAACTTCAAATACTTTAGTATCTGATGTAGAAAAATATTTTGATAATGAAAAAAGCTAAAGGTTTATACGCAAAAATAGCTCACGAACCTATATTTCATAAGACTTCGATTGGACGCAACCCTAGCTTGTGCAAAATGAACAAAAGTAAGCGACGTCAATTTAAAAAATATAATGGCCAGGGACGTTAGGGGTTGACATCCTCCCAAAATATCCTATATTGGATACATGAAAGAAAAAATAATAACAATAAAAGTAGATGGTGCATTGCAAGGACAATGGTCTCATTTATTGTTGGAGTTAAACTTAATGAAAAAAGCATGGAAATCTTTTGGTGTTGACATGAATATGAAAGCACCTGGATTAAAAAATGTTTTAACTCATGGAACAAGAGTAAATGACACTGCAACAAAAAATAGACGAAGCGGCAAATAATTATAATAAAACTAAAGATAAAAAATACAAAGATCTTTGGTATAAATTAGTAAAGGAGTCTGCAAATGGATCTTATAATACTGAACGATGGAATGTATCAGTTAGTTCCGTTAACAAAGCAAATGATGGAACATATGTCATTAGTGGTAAACGAATTAGATCTGTTTGATCTCTGTGATATTGTGAGATTAAAACTAACAACGTATCATGACTATCCTATCAACGCTCATGTAATGAATGATGGTAGTGGTCACTTTTTCGGTTGTATACAAAGATAACACCTACCCTAAAGAGGGAAATAGTAAGGGTAGGTAATGGTGAGAAATTACTTTCGCATTATCACTTATTGTTACCAAAGTCAAATCGTATTTGTTGGAGTGCAGTAAAACTTAATAAACATATTATATTTGTTTACATCTTCAGCGCCTATTTCTTCCATTTTTACTTTAGATTGCTCATAGCCAAACATCAAACAATCGTATTGTGTATCAAATGTGGTAGGCCACGGGTAAGGTTCTAAACAAGTGCCAGCTACTTGAGAACAAATAACTAAACTTAATAATATTTTCATTGACAATCCTATAATATCACCTATATATGATTTATTAATTATGAAAGGAAACGCATGACAGACATGAGTAAATACAAAAATGTTTCTCTAACAAAAGAAACATACGCTACTTTAGATAAGTTATCAAAGGTATTATTGCCCGATGCTAAGTTGTCTATATCAAAAACAATTGAATCAATAGCAAATGAGAAAGTAAAAAAATTAAATGGAAAAATTAAAAAAAGCTAAAGTAACAGTAACTATTTGTCCAACTTGTAAGGGTAATGGTTATTTAAAAGTCGCAACAGAAGGTAAAGATACAATACATCAATGTTGGGACTGTGATTCGGAGGGAGAGTTTTATGAAATCAAAGATCTTGGTTGGATTGACGATGGTGCTTCTGACAGCTTGCACTAGAGACTTGGACCTAAACCCATGGACCACGGTTCTTAGAATGGCGGTACAGAATGGTTCCTGATACGGATAGAGCATACATAGCAGGACTATTTGATGGTGAAGGATCAATACATTTTAAACGGGGACCAGAAAAGAAAAAAAGACATACAGGCAAAGGTCATAGAATATCTAACAGTCTACGATTGTCTATGGAGATTACAATGACTGATGAGTCTGTATTGAAATGGGTACACGAAGTATTGGGTGTTGGAACATTAAATAAAAAACCACGTAAAGGTTTACGTAAAGATGGTACCAAATATTTAATGCAGTACAGATGGCGTGCTACGTTTAGAGATGCATACTTTGTATGTTGTTTACTATGGCCCTGGGCTCATACTAAATTTGAAAAGATAAATAAAGTTGTAGAACATTATCAAGGCACTGTTATGAATGGTAAAGTGGTATCGTTAGATGACTATAAACAAGCCATGAGTCTAGAATGATAGGTTTATTTTTTGTAGGTATGGGTGTATTACTTGTTGGAGGTTTAATCGCCTGGTATATTATAAATAATTATGTATTGAAAGATGAAAACAATGATGAGTGATAAGGACTTAGAGGAATATCATAACATTGATAAGGCCATCAAGAAGTCAGAAAAATATAACTATATCAATGGTAAACAGATCACGGACCACGAAACAGGGACCAGGGTCTACGATG